ATTAAAATTAACTAATGACTCAGGCGCACCAATAAATCTAAATAAAAACTCAACCGCTTTCCTACTACCCTTACTTTTCCATAACCAAGCAATATTAAGAATCAATCTTCTATATAATTCAATATCGATTTGTTGTTGTGTTAAATTAGTAGATGTACCACTAAATTCTCCACCACCATTACTCGGTAAGTATAGTTTAGAAAAGGACGTTTCATTAATAAAATTAATAGGTTCTAATCCTAACATAAATGCAAGATCCTTTACTAAGGCATCAGGAGTATTATCCTTTTTATTATATGTTACAACGTGAGCAAATTTAATACCATTTATATATTTTTTAACTTCATCAAACCCAACACCATATATTCTAATTAATTTTGTTGCTTTCTCCCCATTTAAAGTTAAATCATCTCCATCCGCTCTAGGTACTGTATCAAAGCTAGTTATTACTTCAGTAACATACTTTCTTATCATTATATCTGTCTTTGAACCATCTAAGTTTTCTGCTAACGAATTTAATTTATCTAAGAATGAAATATAAAAACTATCAAAAAAGTTTAAGTTGTATCCATCGTCTAAAATTGGGAAGTTATAAACTTGTTTAGATGTTAATAAAACACCATCATCAGTAACTTTACTACCAATAATTTCTGAGCGATATTTAGGATATATATTTCTATTAAGTAAATTTTTCTGTAATTCATTTAAACTATCAAAGAAACTTTGGGTTTCAGTTTCATTAGGTTTTATAAAATATGGTATGGACGCATCTATATTGTTACTTAAGAAACTAAATTGTGGAATATAAATTCCTGTTAATTCAGGGAATGGGTTACCATCAACGACTAAAGTTAATTCAGAGTTTGTCTTCTGTGTCGCAGGAGTAATACTTTTAATATTTTTAACTATACCATTATGTTCAATAACATAAGAACCATATTCTAATGTAAAATTCCTTAAAGGATTGTCATTACTTTCTGTAGGTGTATATTGTGCATCTACAGTGTACTTAATATTATATGGGTTATTAAAGAAATTACTATTAACTTTAAATGTTGATTCATCCGCAGAAATGTCATAAACATAATCTGTAATATTATTACCCGTAACACTTCCTACTTTATTATCTACGTATATTGCTGCTGGCCAATTATTTTGTATTTCTATTAAAGATGCCCTTAATAATTCTTTATATGATCCATACCAAACATAACTTAAGGGGTTAGTTAAATCTAAATTAAGTTTAACTTTAACATTTTCACTTAAATTTACTTGTTTTTCATTATCTGTAATGTCATCTAAAGTGAAAAATTTAGACTTAGTACCTTGAGTAAATAAGACATCTGGTTTCGGATCTAAATTAACTGAGATGGCGAAATTTCCGTTTGTAAACAAAGTAGTGCCCCCATTACTAGTTAGTTGGAACCCTACTAAATCAGGACTAAAATTCCTATACTCAATGTTGTCATTGAAGAATATTCTTTTTGCGTACCCTGCAATTTTTATTCTATTATTGTTCGCCATTTACGTCTTTAAAAATCAGTTATTTCATCAAAATCCTTAGTTGGGTCAATAGTAAACTTCTGTTCCCTAACTTCAAACAATGGTTTACCAGTAAACTGATCTTTAACTTCATATAAGTTATATTGTCTGTATATTTGGTTACCAAAGTTGTATATAGTATAAATACCATCTTCTAGAGATTTTGTTTGGTTAGAGAACAATGCGTAAGCTAAAGTTTCATCATCGAACTCAACCATTTCAATTTCTAACATAACTGGATCAAAAAACGTATTTGTTATAATAACATCTTGTTGTGGGTTACCAATGAATGGTGTTGCGTTTGGTTTTATTGATGGTGCAGATGATGGAGACACAGTACAAAATATACTAGTGGAATTATCATTAAATGTATATGAAACACTAGCGTTTGAATTACCTTGATTTTGAGTAATTGGTAACGCTCTATTGTTTGATGTAATAATTCTAAATAAATTTTGTATCTTATCCTGACCAGTACCAGCCTCTTCTTTAAGGTATTCTACTCTATATCCCACTAAGTTACCGTTTTCAAACCTATTTTGTAAATCTGAGGGTATTTGATTTAAATCAAAAACAATACCTTTTACATCTTGATTATCTACCAAAACACTACAATCTTGTATTTTTGTTCTAATCTGTTTTGGTCTTATAATGATATTATAAAATCCTTTAGTCCCAAAAGTTGCAGTAGGTAATTTTAATGTATATAAACCACCAAATATCTCAGTAACATTATTAGGGTTATTTGCAGGTACTAAAACTTCTGTAGGATTCAAAGGGAATAACTCAACATCTATCAATGATTCTCTATTAGGTGTGTAACTGTAAAACATTTCTATATCTTCTACCGATACATCTGCCGGTCTTATTGTTCCATAATTTCCTGTTGCCATAACTTTTTTTTTTAAATTCTTATAAATCCACCTCTGTTTGTGTCAATGTCATTAGTTGTCTTTATTTCTGATAATAACGCATGTCTCTCAAATATATCCGCTATCCCTCTATTAATAAATACTGCACTATCAATTTCTGGTTTAAAAACAATACCTAAATATTCTTCTTTTTTTGTAGTAGCACTTAATGAAGTATTATATTGGTTCCAACCGCTATTATTAACACTAAAAGTTGTTGTCTTATGTGTTTGATTCAAACCAAAGTCGTCTTTTTTTGTTGTAAACTTATTTTTATATGTGGTATATTTTATTCCTGTATTATTAATATTATTAACATTTGCATTTATTTTATAAACAGTTTTTTCTGTATCTTCAGATATTACACCATTATATAATTCACTAGGATTAGAAGATGTATTAAGGTTTGGTACATAAACATCTTGTCCGTTTACATCTTTTCTATAAGACTTAACTTGCTTTAATAGTGAATCATCAGTATAACCCGACACTGAATTAGGTGGTGTGTAGTAAAATTCTACAGGTGCACCCGCTAATCTACCATAACTAAATGAATTAAAGTTTTGTGGTTTATCGGTAAGTAATGTATCTTTAGGAATATAAGGTTTGTCCGTAAAAATACCCATATCATCAACCTTTTGGGTTAAATAGACATTAATATCTATAGTGTTTTTAATTTTTTGTCCAAACGTATTCAATAAGAAATTTCCTTCCTTATCAATTTTAAATTCAGGAATAGTACCATAATAATATTTAGGATTGTCTACATCTATTACAGTTTTACCCTCAGAATCTTTTATAAGAATGCTTTTAGGGATATTCCTAACTGTGTAGTTTTCTAAATTTCTTTTCTTTCTTATGTACTTCATACTATATAATTATTTTAAAGTGTAGTTTGCCAAAATGTTAATGTGGGTAACCCACCATTAGATGGGTTTAAATTAACTCCCGGTGGTGGTAATAATTGTCTACTATTAGGTGAAAATCTATACTTATAAACACCATTATCATTTCTCAATATTATCTTTAAATAAGTAATTCCATTCTCACCTTCTAAATTAGATAGTGTAATATTATTAACATCAAAATCCTTAGATGGTGCTAAATTATATACTCTACCATTTAACGCACTATTAAATTGTACTACACCATATACCTCATATTCTTGATTAGGTGCGTTATCAACTAAATCTTTGAACCAATATATGTGGAAACCTTCATGTACTTCCTCTGGTTGTGTTACAGGATCACCCAAAATAAATGTTATCGGACACGCACTTAATGGTAAGGTAAACCCAAACTGATTTTCTTGTTCTTCACCAACTTGTGTATAAATGTCTGAAAATGTTAATAATTCATTTTGACCACTATTAGGATTATCGTATATTGAAAACCTTATGAAACTATTAACAAATCTATTAGTTCTACAAAATATATCATCAAATACAAATCTTAAATCTCTATATAAACCAGGTTCTGCACCTGTACCTCTATGTTGTGGAAAACCTAAATTAATACTCTCAGGAGTATAAAAATTAAGATTTATCTTAAACTTATCTATAAGATTACCATTATTATCTTCAGGTTTAAATATTACCTTCTTATAATCTACTATAGGATTTATAGAATTTTCTATTTCGTCTTTAACAAACTTATCCTCTATTAACTCCGCATTATCTACAGGAAAGAAATTACTACTTAACGCAATATCTATTGTAGTACCACTATTTAAACTATCTAATAATATTTTTCTTCTATCAACAAGCATCGTCTATTTCGTTTTGATTTAATAATGATAAGTCTACACAACCACCCGCAATATCTCTTTTCCCTAATTCATATTCACCCTGATAATCTACCAAAGTTACCTCAACCAACAAATCCGCAGAACCATTGTAATTTAATACATTCGCCACATTAGATGTACCCGAACCCAATGTGAATACTACTGGTTCCCAAATACCCGAACCACTATTCCACTTATAATAACCACTAGTATCTGTAAATGGTATATTAAATACATTATTAATTACTTGTGAAAAAATGGATGTGTCAGTACCTTGATTTGAATTATATATTAGTTGTCCATCATTTAGTGGGTTAAAAAATGTTGGTTGTTCATCAAAAGAATCTAAAGAAACTGTTGGTATGTTAATACTATATTTTAGATATGTCGGTGACTTTAAAAATTCAATAAATTTATTTTTATTTAAATTGTTAGTGTCCGAAGCACCCAAAGTTAACTCTTCTGAAATTATTAAGAATTCACAAGGTGGATCTTGTCTCTGAAAATAAAATCTTTTATCTAAATAAAGGTAATGAGCACCACTCTCAAAAGGGTAGTTTACTCCTTCACCCGATACATCGAATTCACCAATATCCATTAAATCTCTCCATTTAAATACATTAGGTGCTATCTGATTACCTGTTGTAATACCATTTACGATATTACTTTGTCTAGCATAAGTAGGTATCTGATATGCGTTTAATAAATTATTTATATCTTGTGTATTTGTAATGTTATAGTTATTTATTATAGATTGTATATCAACAATAGGGTTTATAGAGTTTCTATATTCTCTTATTTTTATAGTATTAAATGGTGAGTATATGTACCCCTCTCTTTTATTATCTAAAGCAGGATTAATAGAATTTAAATATTCTCTATACACCGTATTAACTCTATGATAAACATTTTCTAAAGTACGTTCTAATAATTCATTTTCATTGTACTCTACAATGTCACCATCAAAAAATTCGTCAGACTCATCTATATTTTCATAATAAGTTGATGGTGTATATGTTTGATCACCATATGAACGAATGTTATAATTTATGTTAGTGTCATTTTCTAAATCATATCCCGCAGATATAGGTGTCCAAAATCTCGTATTTAGTGTACTACTTAAACCAGATACCGAATTAATCCAATATTGTGAATTTACCGATGTAGGATCAGAATCGTTATCATTCTTAATAATTCCCAAATACAATTCAGTTAATGGTCTACCTAAATTATCAACATAGTTACTTACATCTATATCAGTTTTAAAGTTAAATGCCGCAACATCATCATTATAGTATGTGACACCATACGCCGCAGGATATAGATCGTAGTCTTTATAATCTACTGTTATAGATTTATATCTCCTAACATAATATTGTGATGGTTTATCTTTAACTACCCTCTTAACTGATGAAACACCTAACGTAAAGTTTATATCTAAAGGATTTATTTCAATAACGAAAGATCTAAGTTTGTTATTATTGTTCTGATTACCTGTCCTAAATACTCTAAAATATTTAGTTGTCAATTTTAGTTCATTCGATGATGTTAAGTCTATAAAATTTAATAATTGTATCCTATCACCCGCATTTAATCCATGATTCATCGCAGTTCTAAAACCAACATATAAAGAACCATTAGACTCAACATTAAATTGTTCTATAACAGGTACCCCATCTTTTAATGATTTACCTGCGTTATTTTTTACTAAGACAATATCTTTATTACTGTGTGGATATAAAATCTTTAATAAATAATTTTGTTTATTATCACTATCCAACATCTTTAACCTATCATAACCAGGATCGAAAGGATAAAAATCACATAACGCACTTTTATTATCATTAAATTGTAAAGCGTCTTCATCAAGTTCATCATTATAGTAACCAATCCACCCATCCTTTTCAAATATCGCAGAACTTAAAATGTCCTTTGTTTTGATGTTGTTATTTTCATCTTCATATATTTTAATGTTGTTATTGAAGATGGGGTTACTTATAACTGGTTTAACTACACCATAAAATCTATATATAGAACTTTCTTTCCTCTCCTTTTCAAATTGTTCAAACTGACTAACAGTAGTATCAATATCATTTAATGGTATAGGTTTATTACTATTTTGTAAATCAAATTGTATTTGCGTGTCAACATTTACATTGTCTGGTAACCTTTGACTATTTAATAATATTTTATTTGTTTCTTCCACTATCTATAAATATTTTATTTTTAACTTACACCAATTCCGCTAGGTGTGGTTGTTCCTCCACCTGATCCACTACCAGAAGTTCCACTACCACCAGTAGTATTAGTATTTTGTTGTACAACACCTACATTAATATTATCAATCAATGTTTCGCCTAAACAAGTTCTAAATACAGTGAAATTATTATCCTGTACATTAGTAATATTAGGTGTATTATTAATATTTTCTTCTACATTACTACTAGACGCACCTAAACCTTGTAATGTGATAGCGTCTATTCTATCCGCAAAGAATTTACCAACTGTCTTATGTAATGCAGTTTTACCTGGGACTAAACCAAAATATAAGTAATATGGTGTTTGACTTCTATTCATTCTAATACCATTAATACTAACACTACCATTATTTGGGTCGTCCTGTAATGTAATATCACCATTATTTGTAACAACACCAGTAAAAATTTCATCAGTACCATCACTCTGAGCGGTTTGTCCAAAATCAATTGTCCCATTAGCACCATCATAAGGATCGGTATTTGGGTAATTAATGAAAGATGAAGTTTGTCCTGGTGCAACTCCATAGAAAAAGTCAGTAGGTCCGTTTGTATTTCTATAACCACAACCATCTCCAGGTATAAATGAATCACCATCATTATATTCTGAAAGTACTATATCATTATTTGGTAATTGGTAGTATATATTTACACCATCTGTTAATGTAATATCTTGATATGTGTTATATTCATTTTCATATTCTATAGAACCTGGTCTTTGGTGATGGAATGATAAATCACCTGCCTTATAACCATTAAATCTTCTACAGAAATAATTCCTAACCTCATCTTCATGATCAAACCTAACAAAACAATTACCTATTTCAACCCCTAAATCATTTTTATCTATAATTTCAACACCAATTTGTGACTGAACCACAGGTGCTAATATATTTTCACAAATTACTCTACTACAAGCAAACTCCACATACGCCCTAAGATTTAGAGATATATCCTTTTTATCATCAAATTTAGTTATTGGTTTTAATATACCATCATCTTCAGTACTATTAGGATTAAAACCAAGATAATTATCATTTTGTTGACCAAACTTATACTTAATATCCTCATAACTGGCGTTAAATGTTGTAGGTGGTAAAACATCCATAATAAATGGTATATCATCAATATCACAATAAACACTACTACCCAATTCCATAATTGTGGTAGGTAACATCAAATTAGCCTTATATTCCGTTTGATTGTATTTTACATCTTGTGGTGATATATAAGGTGTATAATATATCTCTTCGTCTCTCCAAGAAATTAAACCATGTTTTATAATGTTAGAATATACATTATATTCATTAACAGTGTCCTGTATACATGGGGCAATACCATTAGAACCACAATCGGGGTCACAAGATAAAGGATCACAAGCGGTAGATGGTTGCCAACCATACGGGGCACCGAATGGTTCCCAACATTCAGTTTCTTCTTCACCTTCTTGTTGATCAAATCCATTTAAGACATTCCCTTCATCATCTATATAAATATCAGTACTACTTGAGTTACATCCACTGTCTAAACAATCTAGTTTTGTTTTAAAATATTCTTTTCTTTCCATCATTCTGGTGTCATCACATATATTTCTATGATGTGCGTGTCCACCTATGTTTTCCCAAGTAGAGTTTCCATTTGCGTCTTCGGTTTCTACATATTGTGGTTTACCATGTTTTGTTTGTATTTCTCTTTCAGGTGTGATAAAATTAATACCCGAATCATTCATCTCTAACTGAAACTCACTAAAGTTATTGAATGTTATCTTACAACTTTCATTGTTACTATTTTTACCTGCGAATTCAAATTCTTGTACCGCCAAATCTAAATTAGGTATTTCGTCATCCAACTCCTCTGTACCATACCAGTCAGTCGCTCTCTTTACTAAAACTCTCGCAGTACAATCTCCGACTGTTATAGTAGGGAATGGTGGATTATTAAAAACTGTAATCCTAATTCTATGTTGTTTAAATGTTGGATTACCTTGAAAATTTTCACTGTAAACAGGTAATGGTATACCTAAAGGATTATCAGTACTAAACCCTACTCTTTCTTTACAATCAAAATCACAAAATTTATCTTTTTTGATTTGTCCGAACTTTCTCTTTCTTTTCTTTAATTTATATTTTCTTTTAATTAATGGGAAATATAATGTACCACCCACCCAATCATTATAGAAATCAAATTTTAACATCCTTAAGAATACTGCAACAGGTTCTAAAACACAAGATGCCCAATCTTTAATACCAGGTGTTTGTCTACCACCACAATTAACACAGGCAAATGGTTTTACATACGTACTATTACAAGCGGGTGAAAAGTTTTGTAAGTTAATTAAACTTATTCTATAATCTAAACCTTCATCTGCACACTTAAGAGGGATTAAACCTATTCTTTGACAACATCTTCCATCACAACAACCATTTTCTGGTCCACCACATACTGGATCATTATTAGTACAACCCTCCGCAAAATTAGAAGACGGACAACAACTAAATGAATCACCACCACATCCATCCTTACAATTTGAGCATAAAGATTCTGAGAATAAACATTTTTTCTCAAATTGCCAACATTTACCAAACAATTTCAAACCCTCACAAGCATCTTTCTTTGCTGGATCAGTTACACCTTGACAATTTTTTAGATTTATTACGGTTCCATCTGCGTATTTCCATCTTCTACATTTATCAGTCGGTGAAGACCAACAATCTTCAAAATTATAACAATATAGATAACCATTAGGTCCTGATCCAGAATTTGTAGAAGGACACCAAAAATCGTTAGAACTAGACGCTAACCCACTTGCGTCACCACCTATTAATTTCCAATTATTACCTAAATCACCATCTTTAGGGAATCTACCCTGATGTCCAATCGCACCACCAGGTAATGATGGTCCAGTTGCAGGGTTATCCCCAAATTTACAATATGTACCACTCACACCATTACACACAGTTAAAGGACTACCTAATGCCCTCCATCCATTAAGTACATTAGGTGAATTAAATACTTGTTGTTCTAAATCACCACAATTACCATAACCACCATCGAAATCACCACCACTAACAAGATCAACATCAATATCAGTCGTAAAACTACTGTCCCCTTCATCATTTGCAAAACCACCACCAGTATCCCAACCACTACCATCCCACCTTTCTACTACATATCTTGACTGAACTTTACTATTCTTATAACTAGTTGTACATATCCCAACAGGAAATTGTATATCACAAATTAAAGTTATAAGTCCATTTATAAATTGTATAATACCATTAATAAAACCTATAATGTGACCAAATAAAACAACCAATATACATATAATTGTATATAATGGATGAATACTTGTATCCGTTCTGTTTGTTGGGAATTTATTAACTCCTTCCGCATTTATTATATCTTTAATACCTATGAAACCTCTCGCCTCATCACCACCCCCAAGAAATCCACTATTCAAAAAGAAATCACCAGATTTTTGCATTCTACCAATATATTGTTTAACAGTATAAACTTTCTTCCACCTAAAAGGGAAAAACTCTTCTAAATAGTTATATTGGTTTGTAATGTCGTCTTCATATTGTGTACCTAAAGTAACATTACTTAATTGTTCATTTTTTGTAAAAGGTCTTTCTTTTTTTAATCTCTTTGTAGAAAATTCACCAAAACTAAAATTGTTGTTTGTGTTAGGTACTAAATATTTTGCCCTTTGTCTTAATCTCTTATCGTTAGATGTTGCATCCATAGATATTCTAAATCTATAGTCTCCTTCTGTCGCAATACCCTTAATACCATCAGGTGAAGGTACTAAATTACCAAATTCATCGGTAACTACCTTTCTTATGTTCATAGGTACTAATACCGACCAGTTACCATTGTCATCTATAGTGTTATCATTAAAATCAAATGTTTCTACATTACCATCTACAGTTCTTCTAATTGCTTCAATTTTACCTGGACCCGTAACTACTTCATTTAGTTTACCCATCTCTCTAGATGGTTTACAATTTTTGTTTAAAGAATCTTTTTCATCGTCAGAAAAAATACTACCCATAAAGATTGCGGTAGGTGTAATAGATATATTTGGTTCAATATCTACTCTGTTAATACCTAACCCACTACCAACACTTATACTATCACACCAATAAGGTTCAACAGTAACTGGAATGTTTTCTGAAAATATTTGTGGTAAACTATCTAAATTATTAGAACCTTTATACTTAAATCTACTATCAAATAAGTCATCACTATAACCATCTTTATCTATCATTTCAAAAGGTCTTATAGATATAAAACCAATATCACTGACATCCATATCATAGTGTAAAAAATGATCACCTACAGGTACACCAAATAATATGTAGTCACCCGCCTCATTAGTTACCGTAGTATACTTATAGTATTTTTCGTATATTTCTAATGTAGTATTATCATCTAATACCTCTCTTTTCTTAGGGAACGTCCCAACAGGTGTATGATCAAAGGATTGTTGGTTTTTTGGTAATACGTTATAACGTATACCATTTCTATTCTTTTGATCAGGAAATGGTTCTGTATACGGGTATATTGCGGATTTTACAGGATCTGTTAAGTCTGCGTCTTCTACTGGTACAAATATAGATACCTTTACATTAGGAACACCAAAACCATTATTAACAATAACTCTACCTGCAATAACACCATAATCCGCACAAAAGTCTTGATAATCGTCTTTTTGTGAAATTTTAAGGCTGAGTATTTCTAAATGATCATAATTTTGACTAAGATCAACATTTACATTTAAATATCCATTATTCTCCTGACCTGGAGTTGTCCTAATTCTATATGACTTAGACATAGACTAATCACTATTTTTTTTCTTCGTTATCGTACACTTCTAAATCATCAATATCATTTTTAACATATTCAGTAGTTTTTTCAAATTGTCTTTCTCTCTTCTTTAAAGTTCTTTTAACCTTAAATTCTGCGTACTTTGCAAATATACCAATAAATACATCCTTAAACTTTTTAGACGCCGCAGGTAATTTTTTAGGTAAAAATAAAGTCAAAAATAACTGAACTACTAAAACTAGTATAATAAATGGTATCGCAATTAATATTGTAAAAAACGCAATTAGTTTAAAAAAGAATGTTCCATCGTATAAATTATCTGGTAATAATTTTACACTTTCTACATCCCCTGCATTTACTGTTGTTGAATTTGATTGTTTACATGTATTACATCCCATAACTTTAATTTTAATATAAAACTAACTCATTTTTTAAAAAAGTAATTATTATGAAGTAGAAATTGTTACTTTAATATCTCTATTAGGGTATTTTATTTCAAACATACCATTAGGTTCACCAAATAATGTATATCTACCTAATAGATCTATTTGTCTGGTTTCTTCGTCAATATATGGTTGGGCGACTTCATTTAAAGAATATTTACCATTTTCGTTAACTTTGTTAAATACTCTTAAATCTGTGACATTTAATACACCACCAACATTATTAATGTTCTCTACTAATTGGGATATATAAATATTATCCCCCATATCCCATTTATTTATATCAAAATAATCTTTTACTTGATTAATAACTCCACTAATGACTTGTCCTTTTGGTATTGCTTTTTCTGCAAAAACATCAATCTCAAAAGATAGATTATATACTCTACCATTTTTAATTGTAACATAATCATTTATCATTCTAAAATCTGCCAAATATTCTGCAATATTTTGTTTTAATGCTGAAGTTGCCTGTGTTGTAAGTTTACCATTTTCATCTAATGCTAAAATAGAAACATTTATTTTATTTCTTTCTTCCCAAACACCAGTTCTAAATGGTACACCAAATTGTCCAGGCATCAAAGGTATTCTACTCTGATAATCTTTTATTGTTACACATCTATCTTGTGCAGAAAAATTGTATCTTACTAAATTTCTTATCTCATCTACAGAAGGTTCTTCTTTACCTCCCAACGCAGGTATTGGGTTATTCACACTTATACTCTCCCTAATAACTCTATTAATCTGACTATCATCACCATTAATAATCGGAATGATGGTACCTAAAGATGTAATAGTATTAGGTCCAATATTAGTGTCTTCGCCACCACCAATTCTATATCTTATAAATAAAGTATTATCTGTTTGTGGTATTTCACCTAAAGATGAATTGTTAATTATATTACCTATTCTGTCCACCTGCCCTCTACAACCGATAAACTCATTTAATTCAGATGTGTCCGCCTGTCCCGCACCAAATATAATTTTACAAAAACCATTATCTGTATATTCTTTTATAAATCTTTGTGGTGCGTTTTTCCATTTACCTACGACAACTCCCTCACGATCAGAAATAGTATTCTCATCTTCTACATAAACTTGTGCCTGTGCCAATGCAGGTACTTCGTACCAACGTAAATCAAAATCATTAAATTCTTCCTCTGTTGGTTGGTTAATAAAGTTAGTACCTTCCTTAGTTATAATATTTTCTATTGATAGTACGTTCTGTTCTGGTAATACCACTTCTAAAAATGGTTTATAGTCATTTCTATTTAAAACCTTTTTAAATGTTTTAGTGATACCATTTAACATTATCTCTCTTTTAGTTAAAGAATAATTTTGTATCGTACCAGTACCATCTATGTTTGGGATTATAAGTCTATTGGGTATCCCTCCTGTAGTAAAAGGTGAGGCAAAATCACAATCTTCTAAAAGTTCAAATACTTTTCCCGCACCTGATGCTTGCGAACCTTTTAAAATCTTAGGTGCATAACTCTCATCAAAAGTATCTCCCTTTACAGGTATATTAGTAACTGTCCAATCTACTATAGTAATACTAGGACGTTTACCTGGTATATTTAAACCAAAAGTTCTCGCTAATTCTAATACTGATGACCTTTCTTGTGCGTAATTAATTTGTGTTTCATTAAACATTCTGTCTGTATGGAAAGATAACATATCCCCAACCGCAGCGTTTAATTCTAATAACATCATACCTACCGAAGCATCATTAAAATCTGAAAATGTTTCTGGGTAGTATTTTTGTATGAATTCGATAAGTTGTTGTCTAACCGCTGCGAAATTCCTAGCATTATAATCAATCTTTTTTGCCATATCTTAAAATGTTAATGTCACTGTATCAGTACTTGTAAAAGAATCTTCTGTTACAGTAAATGTTAATTCCACAACTATAGATTCCTCTACATCATTATTTTTAAATATTATACTATTAATAATTAAATTAGGTATATATTTTTTAATAGTATCATTTAAATTTTCTCTAATTTCTTCATGTGTGATACCATCGTTTGGTTCAAAAATAAATTTCTTTAAGTCACTACCAAAATCAGGTAAATATAATCTTTCACCTTTGTTTGTTAATAAAAGGTGTAATAAGTCCGCCCTAATTGCGTCTCTATCTGTTTGATTTAATTTTAAATAAAAACCTTTTTTACTATCCTTAAAAGGAAAATCAATATTTATATATCTAGTCTTTGCCATTTGTATATAAATATTGTACTATATATTTTTTGAAAAGAAATGATAAAATATATAAAAATAAAAAAAGTCAGTGTTTAATCTGACTTTTTTATATTAGTATTTCCTCTTTCGTGTTTTGGATCATACGGGCAATGTAAACATCCATTACCGCAACATCTACCTCTTCTTATATGATATGATTCAGTCATAACCATTCTACCACCTTTGTCGTAGTAATAATCAGAAGGAAGGAGTTTGTTTCCAAACTCCCTCACATATAATTGTTGTACCCAATCGTTAGTAGCATTTACTGTCATAACTTAAACTATTTCACAAGCCCCACCTGCACAAGCAACTTCTCCAGATAGGTTAGTATTATCTTGTAATTCGATAACCTTAGTTAAATCAACACTACTTAATGAATTCATCATTGTGTTATATGTTTCTTCATCACAATCCTCAAATGGTGCTTGTTGATAAGTTCCTCCATTATAAGGCAATACAGATAAACCATTATAATGTTCTCTATTATCCCACATCCATTCTCCTGCAAGTTCCCAATCTTCCTCTTTTAAAGAAATTGTTGCAGATACGTTATGTGTGTTTTGTCCACCTCTGTGTCCAAACTTAATCCACTCTTTAGAAACCTTTTTAACCCTCTCTAACAATTCAAAAGGTGACTCATATCTCAAAATAGAACCTTCTGGCGATTTTTGTGGGATAGATATAACCGCAGTATCGTGTGGACGGAAAATCTCGTCCTCAACCAATTCTGGATGGTTAATAGATAAATAAGTGTAAATTGCCTCATTCTTACCAACTCTGATTCTTCTGATATAATAATCATTATGCCACGCATGAATTCCAGAAGATGTCCCTAAAACTAAAGATGACGTACCCGATGGTTTAACTGTAGTTGTCCGAGCAGCTTTATTAATACCTATCAACTTAGCAACTCTTTCATTTTCTTCTTTAACCGCCTTCGCTGCAGATTTCATATCATAACCTAATACTACACCTGATCCGATACCTGTCATACCTACAC